TAAAGGAGACATAAACATGAGTGAAAAACTAGAAAAAGCATTAGCGGAGTTAGATACTTTGCTAGAAGAAGTAAATACGCTTCGTAAAGAAGAAGAGTTGCTAGACGATGAGAAAGGCATGCATGAAATGAAAGATGATGGTGACATGGAAAGAGGAGACTACGAAATGGCTGATGAAGACTTGGAAGAGGCTGATGAAGAAGGCGACAAAGAAGCCGGAGAATACCAAGATGCTGAAACCAAGGCTTACTTAAGAACTCTTGATGGTGCAGGAAACCAAATTGGAGAACCTGCTGACCGTATTGTAATTAACAATGGTAAACCAACTTCCTCCGATATGCCAGTCGTAAAGGCTTTTGGTAACGGTGAATTTGACACACTAGATTTGTCAGTTGGAAACATCGAGAAGGCTTACGAGGCTTTCCGACAAGAGCAGTTAGAAACTCTTGCTTATGATAACCTAAAGAAATCATTTGAAGCAAGATTCGCTACTGAAGTTACATCAAGAGAAAACACAATCGCAAAGGCAAACTATGATGCGGCTAGCGAAATTGCTTCTCTTAAAGATGAATTTACACAACTAAGGAAATCATTGACCGCAGAAAAGGAAACTATTCTAAAGGCTCAAGAAGAAGTACAAGCAAAACTCCCAAGTATGGATGAAATGGCTAACATGGATTGGTCGGACATTCACAAGATGGTAGGGGGAATTTAAGATGACAGGATATATTAATACAATCGCAGACTTAGAAGCAAGCACATATGGAATAAACAATCTACCTGCCGGTAACGCTCTTTTGAAGCAAGCCGGTGCTATTGGTGGAATACACACAGGACACGATGGTTCTCCGGCATTCTCCGGTAGTGCTGTTAGTGATGTATCTGCACTTTACAATATTGTTTACGGACAAAAAGTATGGTCAATGTTGAATAGAGAAGTTAACGCTCTTTCAATGATTTCAAAAAGACCTTACAGTTCTAGCGGATGGAGAGTTCTAAAGTCAAGACCTTCCGGTGGAAGCGGTAACTTGTTTACTGTTGATGCAAGTGGAACAGAAAACTTAGCAGAACTAGGTTCGGATAGCCCAAGAGCAGATATGATTGGTGGTGTACCGGAGAATGCGGCACTATCAACAGCACAAGATGGACTTGGCCCGATTGCACCAACTTACGCTCAACTAAACATGAGTCCTAAAGTAGTTGCACACCAATTTGATTTCAGTGAACTTGCTATGGAAATGGCACAAATTGATGATGGAATTGGCGATATTAGAGCGCAAATGCGTGAAGATATGGGTAAGCATCATGCTGAAGTACAAAACAAAATGTTGGTTATGCCACTAGAACATTATGGTGAAGTCGCCGCTATGCCAAATATCGGAAACAACTATACTTCTCTAAACAAGGTTATTACCTCAAGAGCAGAACTATTAGCAATTGATGGTGGAGTTCTAGCAACTGATACAACATCCGCTTCTAACGCACTAGGAAAAATCTACGGTAGTGAAAGATTCTCCGCAGCCTCTTTCCTTGATGCAGAAGTAGACTTTGGTAGTGGCTACGCTTCCGGCGATGTTCGTTCATTGACCCTAACAAGACTTAACGATATGATTAGAAATCTAAAATTAGCCGGCGGTTCTCCAAAGGTTATTCTAACTGGATATGATACAATTCAAGCACTTGCTGATTTGTTACAAAGTCAAGAAAGATTCATGGACAGAAAAGAAATCGTACCAACAGTAAACGGTGTTAGAGGAACTAAAGGCCAAGAAATGGGCTTTAGAGTTGCTACTTACTACGATATACCACTTATCCCAGTTAAGGATATGTGTCAAACTGGCGGTGCTTCAACAAAACTAAGTGACCTATTATTCCTTGATACAGACCATTTGTGGCTTTCAGTAATGAAACCTACACAATACTTTGAAGACGGAATCGCTAATGGTAATCCATTTGGTGTAGGAACTCTAGGAAACAGGGCTTTGTATCGAACAATTGGTGAAGTAGGATGTTCCTTCTTCCGAGGTCAAGGAAAGATAACAAACATACAGTGAGGAAAAAAGGAGAGGATATATATGGCATTTACAACAGTAATACATTTAGAAATGAACTTAGAAGGAAACAGAAGATTGGTATGTGGTCAAACCACATCCGATAGCGCAGACGGTGATATTGTAACCGGACTTTCTTTAATAGAAAGTATCGTAATTACACATAAAGGCGCAGCAGTAGAAGCAGCAGCGGCTACAATTAAGTCAGCACTACCGCTAGCAAGTGGAACTGCTAACTTAATTTGCACAAGCGGCGATGTAGTTTACTTTCAAGCAATTGGACAGTAAGGTGATTAATAATGGCACTAACAGTAACATTATTAGCAGACCATAAAGGAGTTACCCGACCTAAAGTTAGTGGCGACGAATATGTGGTTGATGCACTAATAGACATGGACACTTACGCTTCCGGTGGTTTAGAAGTATTGGCTTCCGCACTTGGTCTATCAACAGTTACTCAAGTTATTGTAACAGGACAAGATTCAGTAGTTGGATTGGTTGTTCCCGAAGTATCGGCAACAGGTTTGTATGCAGGAACTACCTCATTCAAACTTAATGTAATAATCGGAACAAGCGGTGCTAACGAAGAAGGCGGTTCGGTTGACTTTGGCTCGGTAAGAGTAAGAGCATACGGAAACCTTTGAGGTGGCTTGATTGGTAACAGTTAGATTAACTGATGATTCTAAAATCGGTAGGCTTAACATTACACCAAAACAAGAAATAACAAGGAAAGAAGAAGCGACAGTCTCAGTAAAATGGGCTGTCCTTCGTCTTTCCGACCCTAATTATTTCTTTAGTTTTGGCGAAGAAGACCGTGAAGAGTTGTTAGCACTTAATGAAAAACTAGTTCTAATGGGTTGTAAGGAAACAGGAAAAGACATTTCAACTGTTAAACAATTAGCAGATGAACTACTTCCTAAGAAAGAAGTTATTCGTAAGAAACCAACTCTTAAACCTAAACCAAAACCTAAACCAAAGGCAAAAACTCTTTCAAAATCAAAGAAAGAGTAATCGCTACATTAAATAGGTGGAGTCTTTCTCCATCAAATGAACAGGTGATAGTATGACGGGCATAGGCGGTTGTAGAAGTAGTGGAGTATTGGGCGCAAGCGCAATTGTAAGTAACGAAAATGCTAAGTTAATTAGCATACATGCGGCAATAACAATTGCAGGAAACGATGCAGTTACGATTAAGGTTTTCAATGGAACAGATAACAGTGGAACAGAAGTGGCTAGAATATTTCATTCAGTAACAGGACATTACAACTTAGAATATGACATGCATGGGGTTCTATGCAGAAGTGGAATATTCTTGGAAGTAACAGAAGTAGGAAGTTCTACGGCCAATGTTTCTGTCGAGTTCAACTGAGGTTTTATTATGGCGGCACTAAGTCAAGACACAAGATTAGTTATGACAATTTTATTTGTCGGAACAGTTAGCGGAGCGAATGTATATTTCTATGCGGCATACGGTTTAGGATTTCCTTACGGCGCATTAGCACATTCTGTCTTATTTGGTCTTATTACAGTAGGGGCAATAATGGTTATGAAAGCATTGTTTGACCTATCACTAAATGATAAGATTGAGATAAGACTACTAGACAGACAAATTGAAAATCATTTTCAAAGACTACAAAGAGAAGAACAAATCAAAACTAAACTACAGGATAGTATGAAGCAGTTCGGTACAGTAAGGCGAGAAAACTGGCGTGGTAATGTTATGGCTACTGAAGACTACGACGACAATACAATAGGAAATGAATTTCTAGCAACAATACAACAATAGGTTGTGGTTGATTGGTCTTTGGCGACATAATGGGTTTTAGTGAATCCGACTATGTATATAATCAAAGTCGGGCGCATTCGGCAGATATGTTCTTCATAAAAATGAAGATGTATTTTTGGGGCGGCTGTCTAGGATTGTCTGCTTTTCTAGTGGGTAACATAATGGGAGTCTTTGACATAAATATAATGGGATGGCTTATAGCGAGGGCAAAGGATATTTGGGGGCATTGATATGTCCATAATGACAGGCTTTGCTATTTTAGTAGGGGAAGCAATAATAGGATTCTACAAAAAAGTTCATGCAATTAACTTTGGAGTTTATGGTTCTACTATGGTTGGTAAAACAACTCTTAGTCATCAACTTAGAACAAGGGGCGAAGTTCCCACAATAAAGGATAGAACCGTTGGTTTACATAGAGCCACTAGAAAGAATGTTAAGATTGATGGTAGTTCTCATACAATTAAGAGTGCTGACTTAGGAGGTGAAGCAATCTATTGGAAAGAATGGGTTAAGGATATGCAGAAGCGTAGAGTAAAATATGTTATTTTTATGATAGACCATAGACATTTAGATTCACCTTCTAACTTAGACCACCAATTAGCATGGAAGTTTCTAGTAGATACCATTGTAGCAGATAGGTGGCCTTCGGGTAGAAAGAAAAAAGAATCGGATTATCCAATAGCCGTAGGAATATGGGGAAACAAGTATGATATGTGGGGAGAGAAGTATAAAAGTAATAACCCTATAGACAAACATGAAATATTTGAACCTTTTAAGTATGGAATGAGGCAGTTAAATGACAAGGGAATACCTTGTTTCAAATATATAGTATCGGCTAAGTCCGACCCCGAAATGGTGTATAAAGGAATAACGACGATGATAAAGGATTATTGATTATTATGTGGTTTAATTTGTTAAAGTCCGTTAGAAGATTTACCTTATCTAAGAATCACAAAATAGAAAAAAAAACATATACATTAAAGCATGTTTCTAATAAACCCCTCTCTATTAGTGGGGGGCAAACGGGTTTGTGGTATTCTTTTACATTAGGTAGCGGGGGTTGGCTATCAAGAACCTTATATGATTATGGTTGGATAAACAAATATAATTATATCTTAGAATTAGATGTGTCTAATGTCAAAATATTAAAAATAAATGGTGAAAATCAACTACAACAATTCGATGATAAATACGGGGTCAAACACAAAGAATGGGGAAATCAAATAAGATGGGTTAAGACTTCTTGGAAGCCCGAATTACCCGCCGTAACAGAAGATTATGATGGTATTGAAATTAGAAATGTTGATTATAATTGGCATAAACTTGGTTGGCCTGATAGTTGGGATATGGATTCGGGTTGTATTTGGAATGTTAATAATGTTAAAGTTAAAAAAGTTAAAGAAGTAGAAGAAAGACACCGAAAAAAAAGTGAGAGAATAAAGCGAGAAAGAAGAGAACTTTACGAGGATGATTAAGATGTATCAGCAACCGAATTTAATACAGACGCAACAAATGAAGAGTGCTTTTTTACCTAAACTGCAACAATATAGGGCAGTTGGGCCAATT